CTTGTAGTTATACTGCCGTCAGTGTTGCTGACCGTTGATGATCCGGCGTCCCATGCCCAAGCAACAAAAGTGCGTCCAGACTGATTTACAGCATTATTCGACCCAAGGCTAAAGCCGTTCGAATCAAACGAAGTCAAATCATTGCTGCCTGCAGCGCCTTCAGTAGCTGTTGAGTTCGACTGCAGGTCTGCACCTGTTCCACGAACAATGTCGAACAGCATGTGGTTATGACCGCCGTTTCTGTTTTTAATCCACACCCAATCAGGGTTAAATTCAAGACCTGTGATTGATTGCGTGCTGCCGTTGCCAGTCCACAGCTTGGTGTCAAAATAATCCGAACCATCGGCAATCGTCGGGGTCGGGAGGTTCGTTGTGCAAAGTGCTTTGTAACCGCTTGGGGCGGTATAGAAAAAATCACGTTGGCCGAAGTTATAAATTGCTGTTTTCGTTCCCGATGGATTGCCGTTGTTGTAGCAAGGGAAAACGCCATCACTTAAATCAGGAATAGTGCCGTCGCCAAAAGTGATGGTGTAAGTCAGCGACCCGTTTTTGTAAAAATAAACAATGCCATTATCCATGTCCAAAGCGGTGCCAATGATATCGCTTGTCCCATAAGAAGTAGTACCTGAATTGTTGTAATTACCATCCCAGTAAACAGGTCCATCTTGCCACCAGCCGATAGCGCCAGACCCAGGGGCACTAATGCTTGCAGTCGCATTTTGCCCAGCTTTACTGCAAATAGCTCCTACATAACCAGCACCCTTACCCTCCCAGTACCATTTACCACTGGTCAAAAAGAAGGTTGCCGTGTTGTTTCCATGATCAGTGCTGCTAATTTCTAGATTTCCGTTGCTGTATGTTGTGCCTCCATCCTTAGCTAGCGGATTAAAGGTGCAGTAGTTCCCGCTAACTTCTCCGCCCGCACCAGTGTCTGACTGCGATCCGTTCGTTGGCGCGTCAAGCAAGCTATCAAGAACGTCCCCTCCTGGGTCTTGGGCAAACGCCATGTAGACATAAGTTTTGCCGCTGACGTTGTAAGTAGACAGGCTCCCGCTTGCTTCTACGTCGAAACCAGTGTCGTCATAATTAACGTACTGGGTGCTGTTTGTGCTTTCTGCACTTGACCCTTCTGCATAAAGACGTTTCTGAAATTGACCGCCAGAATCACGTGTTGAGTCGTAAATACGCCAACCCGATTGAACATCTACTCCCTTCACCATAAGGAATGCAGGCTTGAAGCCTAGGTCAACACGAGGTCCGCTCCCACTGGTGTTGCCGTTGCCAGTGTACGATCCAAATTTAGAAAATCCAGAAATTGGCCGCCAGGCGTATAAAATTGACCCTGGAGATTGACTGCTATTCCAACCATAATCAGAGCCTAAAGTGATAACTGAATTAGAAGGTGCAGTGTCGTTGGCTATGTATTGGGTATCTGTTTCTGCTGCGTCTGAGTTTAATTTTAAAAATTTAGTTGCGCCAGTATTATGAGACTTAAACCAAACCCACCAAGCATCACCGCCTCCACGGTTCTTACCTATGACAAGCTCAGGTGCGCTGGAAAGCCCGTGGCCCACGGTCGCACCAGATGTTGCGTTTCCAAGGAATTGGATGACGGAAAAACCATACGTGTCATTTGCACTCACATTGGCTGTGATTGAGCCATCCGTATTAGACGATGCCGTACCACCTGCTTTCCAGCACCAAGCGACGTAAGTTCCACTGCTTTGGTTGACGTTTGTAGCCCCCTCACCATTTGCGCCAAGATTAAAACCGTTAGACGTAAATCCACTTAATGATGTCAGATGCGTTGCTTCAGCACTGGTGCCATCAGAAAGCAAATGCTTGCCAGCTCCTCTCGCCGAATCAAACAGTCGATGACTTGAGCCTGCATTCCTTACCTTGATCCACACAAGATCTGGCTGAAACGCTAGAGAGGTAATTGACTGGGAGCTGCCTGTACCAGAATAGGTAACTGCTTTGAATCCCTTAGAATTGGTGTCAACAGACGCAACAAGGTTGTTGACAGTAAACGTATTTGAGTTGCCGCTGCTGTCCGTTCCAAGCGCAGCGTTGCTGCTGTTGTCGGAGAGGTCGAGGTGAAATCCGTTCGTTCCGTATGTTCCCGAATAAGCTGCAGCTTGCCAAACACCATTATCATCAAACGCCCCAAATGATGTGGCATCAAGCGCAGAGCCGTCAATCAAATAGATGTCTGCGAGATACCCATTTAGATAAAACGCTGACTGGCCCGACCTTCCACCAATAAAATGCGCACAGGCTTTATTGACCGACAGGTCGCTGTTTTGAGGTGGATACGATGCTGAACTAAAATCAGTGACTTGTGCGCCATTTATATACAGCTTAATTCTATTTGCTGCTGTCGATTCAGTCGTGTCTACAGCTAAAACAATGTGTGTCCACGCAGAATAATCACGAAAAACTTGAGTAGTTTTTAGGTTGTAATTTGTCCCGCCGGTTCTTACATAAAGGCGAAGCGCGTCCGTACCGCCATCATCAGTATATAATGTTGTGTAATCAGATGAGTTGTTAGCGTCAAAAATAGCTTGGTAAACATTAGAAGCAGATGGATTCGTTTTTTTATACCAACACGAAAAGGTAAATGTTTTGCTGTTGCCAGCAGATGACGGAGTCCTTGACAGATGCGCTGAATCTCCTCGGTTGAAACGCAGCGAACGGGTCGGCCCTGCAGCAGCATCGTCAGCAGCAGCAGCCTGAAAAAAGAGCGGACTTGCAGACCCAGGAATACTCATGACACGTTCAGCAGTGAAGTGACCGTAATACGGGTCGAGCTTTCCACATAGTAGGCAAGAACATCCACGGCACTAGCTGTAGTAGTCAAAGTCGGTGCCGTTCCACCGGCAAACTTATATACCGAGTTATACGCAAGCGTCCTGCTGCCTGTGCTGTCCTGAGTGACCACAATCACACCAGACTGACCTGCAGTCACGTTGGTTGGAGCGCCTAGCGTCCGGTTGCCTGCAAGCGTCACCGTGAAGTTATTGCCAAGGCTTAAATCAACGGCAATCGTTGCCCCATCGGTCAACGCAACAGGCGTTCCACGCTGTGCCTTTGTAAAGCTTTGAGCAACAGCAAGGCCAGCCACAGTGGTCGTTGCATCAGGCAACGTGACGGTAACGTCAGAGGTGGGGTTACAGGTCAACGTCAGCTCATGATCGTCAGCAGATGTGCCCTCCATCACGATGTTGGCGTTAAACGTCGCGACACCTGTGAACGTTGAGGTTGAGTCAAACGTGGCAACACCAGTAACGTCTAAGGTGCCGGGGACATCAACATTGCTGGTGAACTCAACATCAGTGCCATTAGAAGCGGTCTGCAGCAGTTGACGAGCACTACCGTTCGCTAGCTTGCTGACTGCAATCTCTGCACTTGCACTGATGTCTGCGTTCGCAATCGTTGCGTTCGCAATCATCGTGCTTGTAACCGTTCCGGTGTCACCAGTGGTTACGACGTTGCCCGTAACATCGGGGAACGTAATCGTGCGATCAGCAGTCGGGTTGGTGACTGTAATCGTGGTCTCGTTTGCATCGTCTGCAGAGCCCTCAAACGCCAGCACAGCGTTCTGACCCAGCAACACCGTTCCAGTAAACGTCGGGCTAGCAGCGCCGATCTTTTCAGAGTCAAGCTCTTGAATTGCAGCCTGAACGTCAGTGGCTGCAATGTTTCCGGTGGCAACAACTGAAATGTTTGCTGCAGTCTGACCAGCAATAGCGTTGGAAACGTCGATCAGCTGGAACGTTGATCCCGTGCCCAAAGAAATGAGCATGTCGGGTGGGGCCAAAGCTTCTGCTGGCGCGTTACCTGAACCAGTGCCACTCGTGTCAACAACAACGTAATAATTGAGGTTGCCAGAAGCAGGATCGGGCAGTGCCGCACCATTCGTAAAACCAGCAGCAGAGCCAGCAGTCGTAACGCTGCTCAGCGTATTGCTGCTTGCGTCATACGTTCCAGCGTTAATCAGGTTGCCGCTGATAACCGTAATTGGTAGGAATGATGTTCCTGTATAGATGTAAAGATCTTCGTTCTTCTCGTCAAAGAAGAACTGACCCTTGAAGTCACCATCAGGGAAGGTGACGATGTTATCGGTAGCGCCAGCACCGCCGAACTTGGTGACGGAAGAATCGGCAAGTTTCGCTGCAGTTACTGCATCTGAAGCGATGCGATCAGCTGGGATCGTGCCGCTTGTAATCTTTGACGCCGAAAGATCTGGAACGTCAGTCGCAGCAAGGGTGTCACCAGTCGTAACGTGACCTTGAGCGTCAATAGTTACCTTGGTAAAGGTGCCAGTCGAGACTGAGTTGCTGTGATCAAGGTTGCCGCTTGCGTCAACCTCTAGTCCCGTACCAGGGATAATCGCACCTTTGGCAGAACTGGTCGCGACAGGCAAATCACTAGCTGCTAATGCGCGACCACCAGTAATCAGACCCTTAGCGCTATAGGTAACGACATGGTGCGTTGAGCTGGCCGTTACGTCGTTATCAACCTCAATAGTGTTGGAGTCCATGCGGAGTCCTTCACCGTTGACGATCACACCACCTTTGGCGCTGCTCGTCGCAACAGGAATATCACTGCCGTCAATCGTTCGATAAGTGACCGAACCACCAGCACTGGTAGGGCCAGCAAGAAACTGGTTGGCTGCAGACGTGTCGTTAATGACTGCTGCAATGGTGACGCTGCTGCCGCTTGTCGTTGCAGTGATGTCAACAACGCCGACAGTACTACCGCTAACGCTGTTAATTGAACCAGCAGCCTTCAGGCTTTGCCATGCACTGCCGTCCCAGCAATACAGGTTGTTGTCGTCCGTGTCTAAAGCAAGCTGACCTGTAAACGCTCCAGAGCTAGGCAGCGTTGTGACTAGATCAACCGTTGATTCGTTGGCAAGCTTTGCAGCCGTAATGCCGTCGTCAGCAACTTTTGCTGTTGTAATTGCAGCATCGGCAATGTCTGCTGTAGCAATACCGCCTGCAGCAAACAGAATTTTCGCGCCAGGTATCGTGTCGTCACTAATCAGGGTGACGCCATTAGCGACTAGATCGCCAACCGTCAGCTTTTTGGTTTCGCTGGCGCTGGTGTCTACAACAGCAACCAAGTCGCCAGTGGCGAGAGCGGAGCCAGTGAGCGCATTAAGCTCACTAATCTTTTTGTCAGCCATCGGCGGAGGCTCCTAGATTACTCGTCACTGTCTAGATCCAGGCTAGCAGTGTCGTCTTGATCAAGTACGACCTCATCGCCGCTCTCTGTAAGCGTAGTGTCAGCGGTTTCAAGGTCCATGCGCAGCTGAATTTCTCCAGTCGTGATGAAATCAGCAGTTATCTGCACTGTGTTGTCTGGAGCAAACTGGACAGCAGCTGCAGTTATGATTCCGTTTGCTTGATACCAGATCTCATCATCTGATCGAGCTGTGACACCACTTGGGTTGTAATCTTTGACCTTAAGATAAAACCGGCCTTCAAAATTACTGCCAACCTGCGTTCTCAACGCAAGCTCCATCATGTAGTTAGGCAGCTCATTAGTCGTGTCTCCGGTGTATTCCCAAAAAGCACTGATCCTTCCAGAGCCGGAAATCAACGTGTTGACTCTTTGTCTAAACTCGTCCGACAAGGTTGTTGTGTCAACAGTCTCCCTCTCAGTGTTGATCTCAAAGCTGTTGACTTGAGCAATTACTCGATAACTTGCGTTCTCAACTTTGACCTCAATGGGGATGTCGTTGCCAGGAGCAGCAAGCGTAGTTGCGTTTGACGAGCCACCGCCAACCGCGTTGGCATAGGAGTCATAAAGCCTGATGCCATCCAGCTCATCGACGTAAATAAACTTTTTTACGCTTGAATCTGTATAGCTGTCGATAAAATCAAGAGCACTATCGTCTGTGCTAGTGATCTCAATTTGGTCGCCAGTCAGCAGCTGGCCGTGCTCAAAATCAAAGCTAAATCGCTTTGCAGTCGCATTTACATCGTCAGGCTTAATTGTCGAAGACAACGTGCCGCCGTTAAACTTCCGTTGCAGCTCAACCTTGCCGTGCGTTCCAAGATATACCGTCATGAGATTGTTACGGTAGCCAGTGCTCCAGTGCCCTGGAACGCAATCTCGGCACGGACAATGTCACCAGTTGCCGCTCCAATCGAAGCACTGGTGATGTAAGCGGTCAGCTTGATGTCGTTGTTATCCGTTCCATCAACCCAACGAAAGGTCAGCTCAACGGTGTCGCTGCTGCTAACGCCATCAGTGCCTGTCTTGTAAAGCTTGTTGAGAATGTTTGTTGTGTTGAAATTGTCGTCGTCGTCTTTGTAATACAACAAGGTTGCGCTGCCGCTATAGCCAGCAACACCCGGCGAATAGCTGCGAATATGTTCGTTCAGCGTTGTCGTCTCGAGCGTTTCGAGGTTTGACGACAGCTGAAAATTAACGACCTTGGCAAGGGTCGTCCCACCGAGCTGCATAACGCCATCTCTGCCGGTGTAGACCTTTGCCATCAGATCACGCCAATCAGATTCACTGTAACAGTGCTAACCCCAGGCCGCACCTGGACTATCTGAGGTGGACCTTCATACCGATACTTAGCCTGCGTCCCAGAAGTTGATGCTGTTGCAGTAGCCGCAGGAGTATTTGCTTGACCACCCATCCCAGAGTGAACAGAGCAGTAGTAATAAAGGGTTGGAGCGTCAGTGGCCACCTTAATTCGCGTATAGGCACCAGCAGACCCAGGCGTTCCAAACGTCGTTACGCCTGTTGTGTATTCCGTTCCACTGTTGTGCGTGCCGTTGCTGGTAGTTGAAAAGCGCAGCGGGTGGCCAGAGTTTGACGAATCAGATTGATCAAATAAATAAACCGTTCCTTCTGTTAGCTCCAAGGTCTCAGCACTGGTGTCGCCACCGTTGAACCGATACTTGTTACCGCTGTCATCCACAACAGTAACCGTGTAAGTCACAGTGGCCACCTCTGTCTCTTCTGGCCTCAAAGCATCAGTGTTGGATGACCAGCCAGCAAGGGCGTTATCGGGCAAGTCGAACGTGCTAAACGTGCCCTGCACCTCGTCATAGTGATCCAAAAATTGCTCAGCGTTGGCATCGCCAATGTTGGCGTAGGACAAACTCAGCTTTACCTCTGTTCTTTCGCTGCCGTAGAGAATCCGGTGCTCCTTACCGTTTTGTGCCTTAAACGTCTTGACGGGATAGCTGCCAGGGTCGTAGGTGCGACCAGTGGGCTGCAGAGTAGGAAAGGCCATTAGTTCTCCTCCACAAAGACAGAGCTGGAATCCACAATCAACTTGGCAAGCTCGCTGACCTCATCACTATCGCAAGGATGCTCAGAGGCCACAATGTCCACCGTGCCTTCTTGTGAGAACGTCAGCTGCTCAACCACATAGATGTTCTGCGCAACCTTTTCATTTCGGATGGTAAACACAGAATCATGGAACTTAGAGTCGGCGACTTGGCCGCCACTCACTTGCATTTGGGCGTCCTCTACGTCGTCTGAACCTGTTTTAAAGAAGGTAACGTCATGCGTTCCATCAGCCAGCTCTTCAACGCTTGTCACTGCACCACTTGAACTGATAGTACCGTTGTTAGCGCTGCTGTATGGAGAAGAGCTTGTGATGACCTTGATATAGGAACCTGCCCTGAGGTTCAAGCCATGTACGGTTGTTGAAAAGCTAATGGTGTGAGTGACTAATTTGCGAATACCCAGAAAATACTTGGCGACCTTAACTGCATGACTCCTTGAAGTACAGAACTGTGTCAAGTCAAACTGCTCTTGCGGCAAGTCAGTAACCCTGTCCTTGTCCTCCTTAAGCCTAACCTCAATAGCTCTTTCTTCCGGTAATTTATTTTTCGACTCATGCCTGTAACGCACCACGGCTTTAAAGTTTCTGCGCTCTTCGCTTCTTAGGTATTCAAGCTTGTAGCTATCCTCAAGGATGTTGCCAGCGGTAAACAGCTGGTCAATAACTACAGGGCCATCGTTGATCTCACCACTCGCTGGGTGATGCGGGATAGCTGGCAGCAAAGAAAATTTGCCATCCATAATTACAAAATTGCATAAAAAGTAAGGAGCTGTGTCTGTAATGTACTGGCGAAGGTTGGTCCGTTCAGCAATTACTCCATTGAAAAATAGCTCTTGCTTATGGATGAACCTTGAGGTCTCTTCAAAATCATCAGCATTTAACAAGCTTGGATTTGCAGCGGTCATGTTTAGCAAGTTGCCGGCTCCAGCAATGCCGTTTGTCAGCAAGTAATAAACAAGATCGGTAAACAGGTTGCTGGGACCAAGCTGTTGCCGGTAGGTCAGACTGTCTGACTCTTCATAAGGATTGCCCTCAGAAGCGTTGTAATCAGGATGCAAACGGGTTACATGCAGGCCACTGCCGATCCAACAACGCATTTGATCTAAACTTGTAAAATTGCGGCTAGCCTTTAGCGACAACCCGGCAAGTGTTAAAGCGCCATATTCAGGCATTTTTTGATTAGACAGAATTTCATTTACATAAACGATGGAGTGCTCAGGCTCTGACTCATTTGATTTCTGAACTAAGCCTCTATAAAGGCTTAAGTCTGCATATTGGCTTTGGCTTTCAAACACAGTCGCGCCTGTTGTAATAGAGCTGGCAGGAGTTTCTTCGATGTCATTGATGAGATACCTGTAACCAACGCTGCCAAACGTCCAATAAAAAGGATTGCTGCCCGCGCTAATAGTTACAGTGTCTTCGACAGTATCGCCTTTTACCCACCCGTCATTTGTTCCTGCGTCATTAACGACTTCAATCGGTTTTGCAAAATCCCAGCGTTTTTTGAGCCCACTAAAATGGTCTTCAGGCAATTCTGTAACTTGGACAGTTATTTTAATTTTTAACTTTTTACTCCCTTTCGTCATGGAGCGAGTTGTGCTGTTTGTGCTGCCAACAGCAAGATTGCTGGCATCGCCAAAAAGCTCATAGAAATAACCGCCTTGCCGACCCGCCCCAGCAGGTGCTTCAGCGATATCATTGATCTTGTAGCTAAAACCAGAAGACTGCAAGTTTGTTTCAGTCGGGTGGTTGCTTCTAAAAGGATTGCTGCTGCCATACGCAGCATCTGTTCCTGATGTCGCTCCAGTGCCCCGTTTAAATGTGACTGTTTCCCCCTCAAAAAAGCCGGGATTACTGCCGATAATATCGGCGCTTACTGCAGACCAAGCATGAGTGATTCCATTATTGACTCGTGCATAATGGTCAGGCGAAAGCTCAAACTTTTCAACCGTCCAATTAACCCTTAACCATTTATCGCCAAAGACCTCCAAAGTCTCTTTTGATCTCCTTGCACCGACAGAACCAGATGCGCTATCAGCATTGCCAAAAATTTCGTGCAAGAAAGCTCCTGATCTTCCGACCGTTCCGTTGCCAAAAACTTGGTCAAACCGCATCGAAATGGCACGGTCACGTGTTCCGGATGGCGCCTGCGGTAAAACCTCTTGGGCCTTCACCGCTGTGGGGATTGAAGACGATGCAGGATCAACCACTGTGACAGGCTTACGCAAAAACTCTTTATTTCGATCAATGTTCCTTTTTTTAATCTTGTGACCAGCTGTTTCCACCTCAAACTCACCCAAACCTGGCACGTTTGGATTTTTTTGAATTATTCGTTGTTTCGTTTCAGAAGTAGATGCAGACAGCAAAATCATATCTTGGTCTTCTGATAACGCACGCAGCTCTGACGCTGGAATGCCCACAAACTTGTACTCAAGCTCTTTTGATACTGTTCGTGGATGCGTAAACCTTATGAAGTTGTACTGATCAACAGGCTTGCTGCCTCTCACCACAAAGTAAAGATCAATGCGCTGAAATTTAAAAGCGTCTCCATTGCTGTCTACACCCGCCTCACGCACAAACACTTGAAATACAGACGATCTCATGATGGTGCCTGTGTACGTTCCAGAACGCACTTGCACCTCTTCATCTTCGTAACGACGCAACTCGCTTGGTGTAGGCGTACTATTAAACGCACAAAGACCGTTTAACCGTTGAAAAACCTTGCTGCGAATTCCAATCTCGGTAACAACAGCTGGCCTATTGTTTCTGACTAAACCAGCAGCAACCCTAGTGATAGGGAAAAATCCTGCGCCGACACCAGGACCGTCATCAATAAAATCTTGAGCCGGGTTGACCACGTTGCCTTCACTGACAAGACCTATGACTTGCTGCCGTGATTCGTCGTTATCAATACACCGCAATTTAATTCTTTGAATGTCATCAAGATCGGGATCAAATCGTTCCAAAGATCGCGAGATGACTACCCAGTTTGTATTGGCAATGGCAAACTGCTCACCAATTTGCATTGCTTCATCAGCTGCAATTTGCTCTGACTCAACTGCAGAATTTATATCATCAACGGGCTCACCGCCTCGGTTATTGCTCCGTTGATATTTGTCTTCAGGAATGCTTGTTGGGTAAATAACAAATTCAACAATATCCCCTTCTCTTACACGCTGAGTCTCTGAAAGCTCGGTAGAACCATCAACTCTTTCCGTGGAGCCATCTGTTTTAAAAAGACTTACAATACCCATTCGGGGGCTGTGGTTTCGCCCAGTCCCCTCCATCCTCTGCTTGCGAATTCTTTCTAGAGCGTCTTCGTCTCCAGGATCTACATCCTCGCCCTTTGCTCCAACAATTTTGATGCGGCGAAGGACTGAAACACGCACTTGTTTTTCTTCTGTCCCGTCAATAATGGTAACAAGTTCGTAATTAACTCGATGGTTGGTTCCATTAGGTATTGCCCCATAAACGCCAAACTGAGTGTTATTGCTTGGAGAAAACGCATGGCAAAAACCTTCTGATTTGTCCTCCTGATTACTTGGACAACGGAATACATCTTCATCGGGTCCGCTGTATTCACCAGGATCTCCATTGCTGACTTTACCTGCCGTTCCATACAGCAGATTTTTGAGCCGCAGCCGGGTAAAGCCTGATGCAGAATCAACAACGCCCTTAATCGGAGAATTACGCTTCCAATAAAAAGCGAAGAAATCTTCGTACAGCGCATCTAAGGCATTGTTGCCCAAGAAAATACCTTCTAAATCTGGTGGTGCGATGCCATCAGGGGCGATCCCCTCTGCAGCACGACCTTGCTCACCAACAACAAACATCAGCTTGGCTGATTGCTGCGTTCCATGGCTAAACATCCGTGACCACACCAGCTTGGGCGTAATCAACATGCCGCCAACGTCTTTAGCCTCGTTGTAAAGGCCAAAGATGATTGGAATAGGCGAGCCGTAATCCGCAAGCTCATTCAGGGTGTCAAAACCACGGCTAGGCGTAAAACGACCTGCAGCGTTGACACTGCCAAGATCCAGCTGAGTCCGCTTTGATGCCTCAGGCATTTTGGGCTTTGGTGTCAGCAGGTAAGCGACACCAGTCAGCACAAGGCTGATTGCAATTTGGATTAGATAAGGCTCAAGGCCACTTGCCTGAACATCAGGCAAATGCTCGTATTCAGCCGGACGCACCAAGCCCTTGCGCCTTACTTCAGCAGCAAACTTGCGATACTCCTCTTCCGTAATGCCAATCGTCTTGATTAACTCTTTCTCGTACGGAAGCAGTGATACGTCGTAAACAGTCGGACCGAAGACCACTGAATCCTTTCCGACATTCGATTGACGTACAAGATTCCCGTCTGCCATGTGACTGCGAATGCCCAGGATTGCTGCGGTAGCAGCAGAATATCCCCATCATACTGAGGCCGATCTACACGGGAACCCCAGCGCATAAGGTCGCGGCAGATCTCCCATTTGCTGGCTTCATACCAAGACTGCTTAAACGGTGGTGCTTCAATGCCCATCCGTTCCAATGCCTGATAACACAGGTGGATGCAGTCAATATGGCCGTCACTGCCGTCAGCACCTAGCCGATACGGCATTCCGATTAAATCACTGCAGTCGGACACTGTTGGTAATCGGCAGGTTGCCCACAAGTTTTTGCGTCAAAGAACGCCTAGGCACATCCGTTCCAACCGCATCCAAAACTGAACTCAGCTCTAAGTTGAGCGAAGTGTTGTCCCACTGGCCGCCAGTGACCTGGCCGGTATAAGAGTGAACAGTGGTGTGCGTTGCTGTGAGGCCAGAGTCAGGGTCAGAATCCTCAATGATTAGCACTTCGACTTCCATCAAATAGTTGTTCTCAATCGCCTTAACGCCCCAATCACGGGTCAAGTCATTATTTGGGAAGACCAAAGTAGCTTCAAGGCCATCGCCTGTGCGATTGACGGTGACGCCAGAAAAGCCAAACGGAGCAAACTGATATTCGTCACCGCTGTGGGTCAGTTGTTTGCTAATAAAAAAGTTTTGAAACCGGTAGTCAACAGTGTCCTTAGGTGTAATCCTCAGGACGTGACCAAAAGCGAACTGCGTCACATCCCCAGCCTCTTACGGGTGCCGCTGCTCATTTGCAACCGCTTCAATGTTTGTTGCTCACCCTGTTTAGCACCCTCATTAGCAGCTTGCCTCATACCATTCTGGAACTGATCAGCCGTCACATAGTCAACGCTGTTGATGCGTTCCACGGTGTAACGAACGTCGATTGGTGCGGCAACTGCAAGGCCGCCACCTTCGCCTGACGTTCCAGAAGCTCCAGAGTCTGGGATAACAGCGGAGCCGCGAGCACCACGCGAGTAGCGCGCCATGCTTTCACGCATCTTCGACTCGGGAATGATGTACTCGCCCTGCCCGCCTTCGCCAACAAGAGCAGTGCTAGGCCCAGAAACGTAACCACCCGCTGCTTTTATAGGCGGCAATGCAGCAGCAGCATTTCTGGCTCCTTGCGCTCCAAAATCCCCATACTTTTCTGTGATAACTTTCATGCTGCTGCCTGCGTCCTCAGTGACACCTACCCCGGCAAATGCACGAGCAACGCCAATCGCGATGTAAGTCGCAATCATTTGCGTTGCTTGCTGCGCTAGTGCGTCAGCAACAGCTTTCAGCATGTTTACAAACGCTTCCTTAGCGTCCATGCTTCCGTCTGCCAAGGATCGGAAGATGTTTACAAGTCCCTGAGCAACAGCGTTTGCGATTGGCTGTACTTTTTCTAGGATTTGTTGCTGGCGCAGCTCAGCCTGCTCAACCGCATCTAGCTGAGGAAGCAACTCGTTATACAGCTTCAAACGTTTTTGCAGATTTCTTATCTGAATACTGGCTTGTTCTTTTTGTTTTGGAGTGCCTTTTTCGAGCAGGATATTTTGCTGATCAATTTGATCGTTCAAAGACGTTCGAGCGTCTTCTAAACGACGCACCTGTTTTATGCGCAGTTCCAGCATTTCATTTTCGTCTGTGCCAAAGGGGTTTGCCATTCTGAACTGAGCATCCTCTATTGACCTACCCAAACCGGTAGACACTCCGGCTGTTTCTTGCCCAGCCCTAAGAGCACTTAGCTCTTTTTCTATTTTAAGCTGGTTTAAAGCATTTTGAATTTCAGCATTTCTTATTTGATGATTTCTATTAAGTAATTCTGTGCGTGTACGCATTATTTCGTTTATTTCTTCTTCTGTACTATGCCCGGTTAGCGCTACTGTTAAAGCGGCATTCTCTAAGCTCAACAACGCGCGTTCGGCGTGCAAACGCTGGTTTGACATATCTAAAGCTTGCTGTAAACCTGCTTCTTCCCCACGAAGTAAAGTTGTGCGGTTTACTGCTTCGTCTACTATCTGTAAATTTATTTGATTTCTCAGCTGTTCTTGTAATTTAAAAGCTTGTAGAGCCTCTTTTGCCTGGTCCGCGTCAAATCGTGCATTCTCTGCCGCTGCTCTGATAGAGTCGCGGGCTATTTGTTCTTTTTTCTGCCGCAGCCTTTCTGCGTTCGCAAGACGTTGTCTTTCAACATCTAAAAGTTTTACCTCTGCTTCCTTAGTTGCTATCGTTATTTTCTCATCTCTTTCGGACTCAGTTATTAAACCCTTTAACTCGTCTGACCGAGCTTGAGCTATAGCTACTCGCCGATTTTCGACAATTTCAGCTGTTTGAGCTGCTGCCAAACTCTCTATATTTGTTTCATTAAGGCTCTTTTCTAATGCAACCTCTTTTTGCTTTGTCTGCAAAGTTAAACCTACTGTGGCTGCTTCTTCCCTTACAGCGTTTACACGGTCTTTAGCTGCCTGAGTAAGTTCCTCTTGCTGTTGTAAAGGATTAACACCACCAAAAGTTTCTGTACCTAAAAATATAAAAGGAGTGGCAGCGAAACTTTTAAGTGCATTAGCTAAACTACCCAAAGCCGAATCAAAAGTAGCTGCATTTTGAGCATTTATTATAAGTAAATCACCTAAAAATCCTAAATCTTTTGAAGCTTGTTTAGTTATTTCGTTGTACAATTTTTGCTTTTGCCCGCTTTGTTCTAAAGCATTTAAATACTCTTTCTTACCTTCACTAAGTCTTCCTACAGCTGCTTCATAAGCAGTAACGACATTTTTACCTGATTCTAAAGCTCGGCCTAAATCCCCTAAAGAAGAAACTGTTTGATCAATAAATCCGCCTGCTACTTGAAGACCTACTGTCGCAGGACCAAAAATATCCTGTGACATAAAACCCCCAAGCGCGCCGCCTAACGCTTGTGCAGGTCCTCCACCAAACAACAGCGGGAACGCACCCGCTTGAACAGCACTACCAAAGCGGCTTGGTTTAGCGCGTCCACCTCCAGAACCTGACGGTTCAAACCCAAAAGCTGTTGCCATTGGGGACCCGGCAATGTTACGTGCCCCAAAAACAGGAGAAGCCAAAGGAGATGTAATACTTACCCGATTACTTCCCGTGGGAGCTGAGGTTGTAGATCTTTTCTCTCTAGCTGTGGGTACACCTTGAATTCTTCTTTCTTCTTCAAGAAGTTTATTTTGTCGATCTATCTGTGCGTTGTACTCCTTTTGAGCTGTTACCAGGGCACTAACCGCTTTTTTCTCGGCATCTGTACCTGCAGCAGCGTTTCGCAGAGCACGCTCCGCTCTTCTTACCGCGTTTGAATAATTGTTTACATTTTCAATACTTCTTCTGGAAAAGTTTTTTTCTAAACCTCTGCCTAGCTTTATTGTGGCAGCATTAACTCTACCAACTTCTCTCGTTACTGACTTAAGGTCAGCTTGAAGACCTCTAAGTTTGTCTGCTCCCCGTAGAGCAATTTCAATATCTACGTCGTAGTTGGCCACGGGCGAAACGTAGAGGGGCTTGTGTCAGTTTAACGCGAAGCCATAGTTCGCGCCCCTTTAGACATGCGGGCACGATCCATGACTCGTTCTTCCTCTTCGCCTTTCATCTCGTAAAACGCCGCCCAGCCGACTAGCTCTTCCTGCGTTAGGTGCTTTGACAGCTGCGCAAGCGTCATTCCTAGCTCCTTGGCTAGGAAGAACATAAAAAACCAGTCTTTATTCGCTTTTGAGGTCTGCTTTCGCTTCCTCCACCTTGTTTTCAGTGCCGGACGCCAGCATTGCAAGCTGAATGTCTTGCAGCACAGCAGCTTCCACAGCGTTTTTTAGCACAGCTTTTTCGCCGTCCTGGAACAGGCGTTTGCCGTTTTCGTCAAGTGCTTTTTCGATCAGCATTCCAAGGGCAAAGTCGTTGGCGTCGTCCGAACCGGCCTTCTTTTGAATGGACTCACGCTCAGCGATGGTAAGAGGGTGCCAGTAAATTTCGAGCACCACTTCGTCGCCATCTTTGACTTCGTGCTTATACAGCTGGCTAACGCCGAACTTGTTACGGAGCAGTTCGGTAGCGCGCATAAAGTAGTAGCGTTTGTCTCAATATACTACACAACTGCTGTGAACTGACAAGAAACAATCCCGATGAAGTGCGAACGATCTTCTAACTCAAGGGGTGTCGGACCAGAAATGTCGGATACGCGAGGCGCAACGCTGAAAGTATCGGTGTAGTCAGAAGCGTTTACCGATGTAAGGCCGTCGATTACAGCCTCACTTAAAGATGACAACACTGACGTTCCAGCAGACTTCGGGACGTAGATGTTGCACTGAATGACGCCTGAGTAGTAGTCCTGAGCTGCGCCTTGGTTTTGGATGGTGGAACGGTTGAAGTTGACCGTCATCAGAATGTATTTCTTGTCTTTGCCGGGGGTGGTGTACTGAACGTTGTCATAAACCATGAGCACCGTGTCGTCGGCTGTGTCAACAGCGTCGGTGACTGCTTTTTCAAAGGCCGCGCGGGCGTTTACGAGAGTCATGGCTTAGAGCTTGGTATAAGACCCAAACACACTGCTGCTGGATCCAGTTCTGACAAAAATACGGCCAGGACGTTTGTCCCCAAAGGTCTGCTGGACCAACGGTCTCATTTCGCCCTGAACGAAGTTTGCCACTTTTGGAGACTCAAGGGCATACCCCGCGTACTCAGCTGTATTGCCGATGTGAACCGTGGGCTGCCGCTTAAAGTTAAACTCAGGGACCTCAAAACGAGGTTTGATGCGGCTTTGAGCGGGTTTCTTGTCGGTGTGAACCCACTGGTTTCCGATGCTGCTCCAGCTAGTGTTACCGCCCGGTTGGCGGGTTTCGTAGATTTTTGACCATGGAGCGTGGTCTTCACGCTTGTCCTGCGCCCGGATTTTTTGGGTCGATGCTTTCCAGCTTGATGCGAAAAACCCTGTGTCCACCGGGCTGTTTTCTTCTGTAGCCAAGCCTTCAGCAGTTAGCTGAATTAGAGCGTTGTAATCGTCATTTATTTTGCGTTCCAGGTCGGTGACGATTTGGCCAAGCCCTTTTTTCTTTCTGGTCATCAGAACCTCACTTGGATGGTGAAGAAATACTCCTGGTCGCCTTTGAAAGTGCGGATGTCTGTGATCTGAGCAACGCGGTTAGACCCGGCGTATTTCAAAGTGATCGTGTCCTCAAAGGTAGGTTGATTGTCTCCAATCAGATCTGGAGTGATGTAGAGCTTGGCTTTACGTTCTTCACGTCCTTCCTCTTCCTCGGAGTCCACAAACTCGATTGGCGCGTCAAACGAGTAAGCCGTATCAGTTGTGGTCAGCGCTCCGGTGCTGGTGTTGTAAGTCGGAGATGCTTTGCGGGTGTACGTAATCGTGTGGTCA